ACATAATGACTGAATTACAAGTTCTTTATGATTCTGTTAAACATCGAACAAATATGAATTATGAAATATTTGCAAATAATTTAAAAGATTGGCAAACAACTGGATTGTATGAAAAAAATGAATTAATTGGTTGCGTTATACAAAAAGAAAATGAAGTACATATAGGTTATAAACAAAAACCTACAGCATCAATAAGAAAACATTTAAAAAGCACTTTAAAACGTGTTATTGATGAATATGGGTATGCTGTAACGTCAGTAGCAGATGATAATAAAATAGGATTAAATTTTTGTAAACGATTAGGATTCTATGAAATTGGGCAAGAAAAGAGTAAAATTAACTTAAAATGCGATAGGTGCAAATATGTTGACTAAAATTTATGCTAGTAGAGCTTTAACCCGTACAATGGGTATGCACGATCCAATTGGTGATCCATTTGGTGGCGTAGTTTTTGGTGAAAAAAATGATCCTGTAACGGCTGCTGTAGTCGTTGGTGGTGGTTTGCTAGGAAGTGCTATTTCTTCTCGTGGACAACAAAATGCAGCACAAACACAAGCTGATGCAACGTTACAAGCACAAAATCAAGTTTTAGCAGCTGGTCAGCAAGGTGCTCAACAGTATGCACCATATCAGCAATTAGGTCAAACAGGTGTAAACGCTTTAAATGCACAAATACCTTATTTAACAAGACAATTTACTAATGCAGATTTAAATGCCAATTTAGCACCTAATTATGACTTTATGTTAAAACAAGGTCAAGGTGCAACAATTGAAAATGCTAATGTGGGTGGTGGTGGATCAAATGTTAATTTAGCAAATCAAGTATTTAGTCAAAATTATGCACAAAATGCGTATCAACAAGCATTTAATAATTTTCAAGGACAACAAACCAATATTTATAATAGATTATCTGGTATAGCCGGAATAGGCATGCAAGGTGCTACTGGCGCGGCAAATGCAATGATTGGTACAGGTACAAACGTATCTAATTTAACATCTGGTTTAGGTAATGCACAAGCAGCAAGTCAAATTGGTCAAGCAAATGCGTATGTTGGTGGCGTCAATAATATTAGTAATTTGGCTGCATTGTATGGATTACAAGGAAATAATGCAGTAACTCCTAGTGGTGGTGGTTCTGGCACATTTAATTTAGGTGGTGGATATACACCATCTGGTTCAAATTATTTAACAAGTTAAAGGATAAATGATGCCAGAATTATCAAATGTAGCTAGTGCAGATATTTATAAAACAGCTGAAACACCAAAAGGGATGTCTTTAGCTGATATGCTTAATATAAGCAAGTCTAGTTATGAGTTATCTAAACTTAAAGAATTATATCCATCAATCATTGCTGAACAACAAGCGAAATCAAAATCTGCAGTTTTAGGGGCTGAAGTTGCAGAGGCTACAAAAGCATCAACTATTTCAAAAGCACAATCTGAAGCAGAAAGATTAGGAATAGAAGCACAAAAAGCTGGTGTTGATTTTAATGTACATCAAGGCAATTTAACAAAATCTGTTTTAGGTCAATATGCAACTGATCCTGATTTTATTAATGGCAATACTGCAGAAATGATTAAAAAATTAAAATTATCTCAACAATATTTAAAGGAACATGGAGTTGAAGATAAATCAGGTTTAGGTAATCAATTAATAGAAACTGCAAAAACAAATCCTACTGAAGTTTTAAGTTTATTTAATAACTTTAGAAAATCACAAATGACACCAACAGAAGTGCAATCACAAATTGGTGGCCAACAAACAGTACAAGGTACAGATATTTCAGGTAACCCTACAATAATGGAAAAAAATCCCATTACTGGTCAAATTGTACAAAAACCATTACCTATTGGTGGTGGCCAACCTGCAAATATGCGTATTGCGCCTACTGAAAGTCCAACTACTATTGCAACAATGCAAGAAGAAAGAACCGCTGCTAAAGATATAGCTAATACTGCTGCGCCTACTCTAAATAATATAAATACAGTTCTTAAATATTTACCTTTAGCACAAACAGGTAAAGGTAGTGAGGCAATTGCTGGTTTGCAATCTGTATTTGGTAATCTTGCAGGAAGTACACCAGAAGAAAAAGCAGCAGCAGCTAGAGATATTATTCAAAAAAATATTGCTGATTTAGGTTTACAAAAAAATGCTGCGTTAGGTGGTAAGTTTGTTAAACAATTAGAAGGCGCACAGCAATCATTAGCAGATGCAGGAAAAAATCCTACTGCTATCTATAAGGCAATGCAACAATTAAAACCTTTAATTGAACATGGAAAAAATTATCAACAAGGGTTAGAAAATACTATAAATAAATATGGAAGTATTCAAGTTAAGCGTTTATATGACAATGCAATGATTGATGCGTTTGATCCTGTTGCTATTAATGCGTATGATGCTTACACAGCAAAAAATGAAAAAGATTTCAAAGAAATAACATTTGGTTTAACTGAAAAAGAAAAAACAGAACTTGGTAAAAAAATGGCTAAGTATAGAAAATTATTAGAAGGAAATCTTGAATAATGGGTGCTTTTGACGCATTTACTTCTGGTTTAGGTGAAAAACCTACAGTTACTATTGAACCATATCCTTTAAAAAAAGGTATTTTGGAAGGTATTGAGCCTACTTTAAGCGAAAAAATTATACAAGCACAACAAGCGTATAAAGAAAAGTATGGAAAAGATTTACCTATTACAAGCGGTGCAAGAAGTTATGCTAAACAAAAAGAATTATTTGAACGTGCAAAAAAAGGTGAGTCAGGCATTTATATGCCCACTAATCCTGATTTAGATAAAAAAGAAATGTATCACACAAATGCAGTTGATATTAGTGCAAATGTGCCTGAAGATTTTTTAAATCAATTTGGATTGTATCGACCTTTAGGCAAAAAAGACCCAGTACATACTGTATTAATGCCTACAGAAAAAAAATCAGAAATACAAAATGTTTCGTTGCCTAGTAAAACTAGTGAAGATGATGGATTTTTATCTGCTTTGCAAAGAGGAAGTTTAACTGAAACTACAACGCAAGAAGCAAAACCTACGGAAGAAAAAAAACAACCTACTGATACTAGTAAGTTAAATGCGTTTGTTGCTGGTGTTGGTAGTGCAATGTCTAAGGGTGCAGGTGCATTAGAACAAATTGTTGGTAAAGGTGTTGGTTTAGTTTCCCCTGACACAGGTAAAGCAATTGAACAACACGCACTAGAACAAATTAAAAAAACAGAAGAAACTACAAAACCTTACCTTGAATCTAACCCTATAACAGGAGCAGTTGGCGAAGTTACTGGAATGATTGCAAGTCCTATTAATAGATTAATACCTGGCCTTGGTGGCCCAGCACAAACAATGTTGGGTGGTGTTGCTAAAGGTGCTACACAAGGTGCAATAGCAAATGTATTAACAACCCCTATAACTGATGAAAACAAATCATTTTTAACTGAAAAATTAAAAGATGCGTTAATTGGTGGTGGTGCTGGAGCTGTTGTTGGTGGAGTAGCGAAAGCAGCAACAAGTTTAGCTCAACCATTTGAAAATCAACTTTCTAAAATTAGCCAAGATAATGTAAAAATATTGCGTGATGCTGGTGTGCCTATTGATGTTGCACAAGCCACAGGATCACAGTTTTTAAATAGAACTAAAGCTGCATTAAGTGATAATCCATTTACGGCAGGAAAAGAAGCGGAATTTATTGCAACGCAACAAAGTGCCTACAATAAAGCAATAGCAAAAACAATGGGTGAAGATGCAGATGCAATTACTCCTGATATTATTCAAAATGCAAAAAACCGTTTAGGTGATGTATATGATACTTTATACAACAAATATGGTGCAAAAATATCAGGTCAAGTATATAAAGATTTAGCATCTGTACGAGATGATGCTTTAAAAACATTGCCAGCATCAGAACAAAATATTGTAAAAAATATTGTTGATGACATTATTAACAAAGCAAGTGAAAACAGAAGTGTTTTAACAGGTCAACAATTTCAAGCACAAAAAAAATTATTAGATAGATTGATTGCACAAAACAGTAATGTATCTATTTATGCACAAGATTTAAAAGAAGTTTTATTAAGTGGATTAAAAAATTCAATTAAAAATCCTGACGATATTGCTTTATTAAAGAAAACTAATACGCAATACGGCAATATGAAAAAAATTGAAGATGTTGTTCTTAAAAATGAACATGGAAACATAAGCCCAAGTTTATTAAGTAATTCATTAGCAACAAAAGCAAAACGTAATGCTTTATATGCAGAAGATAATGAATTAGCAAAATTAGCAAGAGCTGGTAAAGACATATTGCAATCTAAAGTTCCTAATAGTGGAACTATTGCTAGATTATCTGCTCAAGCTGCGCCTGCGTTAGTTGGCGGTGCAGTTTATGGAGCATATCAAGGCGATTTAAAAAGTGCTGCTGAAGGTGCTGTTTTAGGTTATGCAGCTCCTAAATTAGCTCAAACCATTTTACGAAATGCTAAAACTTCCAAATATTTAGAAGAAGGAGTATCTAATAATACATTGCGTTCTATGTTAGAACTTCCTAAAAAAGCTGGAAAAGTTTTACCAGTTAAACCTGGTGTTACTGGTGCGGCTGCACTTAAAGAATTAATTAATTTAAGAAATCAGGAGCAGCAATAATGTCAGATTTTCAAATAGATCCAGTTAAATACGGCCAGCTTTGGGAAAAAGTAGATCAATTATCTGTTAAAGTTGATAAACTAGAAGAAGGCATGGAAGAACTTTTAGCACTTGCCAATAAAGGTCGTGGTGGGTTTTGGGTTGGTATGATGGTTGTATCTGGTATTAGTACGTTTGTAGGATATATTACACATTTATTTGTGAGTAAATAATGGAATGGCTTGCTCAAATTGCTCCTAGTATTGCTACGGCTCTTGGTGGTCCATTAGCTGGACTTGCTGTTACTGCTATTTCTAAAGCATTAGGGATTGATGAAAAAGACGTACAAACAACTATTGAGTCTGGAAAATTAACGGCTGATCAATTAACCAGTCTTAAACAAGCAGAATTAGAATTACAGAAACAAGCACAATCATTAGGATTAGACTTTGAAAAACTAGCAACAGATGATCGTAAATCGGCTCGTGATTTACAAGCATCAACTAAAAGCATTGTGCCACCTATATTAGCTTTAGTTGTTACTGTAGGATTCTTTGGAATTTTGTTTGCTTTGATGATGGATTATGCTAAAAAATCCGATGAATTAATGATTATGTTGGGAAGTTTAGGAACTGCTTGGACAGGTATTATTGGGTTTTATTTTGGTAGTTCTGCTCATTCCGAAAAACAATCTGAAATGTTGCATCAGAGCACACCATTATGATTGAAAATTTTGACAAATCGTTTGCGTTAGTAATGAAATCAGAAGGACTTTATAGTAATAACCCTAAAGACCCTGGGGGCGAAACTATGATGGGAGTTACCAAAGCAGCATGGTCTACTTGGTTAAAACGACCTATAGAAGATGGCGAGATGGCTAAATTGCAAATTGAAGATGTTAAACCATTTTATAAAGCATTGTATTGGGATAAAACATATTGCAATCAATTACCAACAGGATTAGATTATATGGCTTTTGACGCATCTGTTAATATGGGTGTAGGGCAAAGTATCAGATTACTACAAAAATCGCTAGGATGCGTTCCTGATGGGGTTATAGGGTTTTATACAATGAAAGCAATTTGTGATATGGATGTAAAACGATTAATTGGTAAATATTCTGACCAAAAAGAACAATTTTATCAATCCCTTGCTAATTTCTCAGTATTTGGTAAGGGCTGGTTAAATAGAGTTGCACAAGTTAAACAAAACGCAGAGGATATGGTAAATGACAAACTTTAAAATTGATGGCAAACATTACGAATCTAAAAAATCACATTATGTAGTAGAACGTGAGCATGAAAAAAAAGAACATAATGAGTTAAAACGTTTAGAAGCTAAACTAGATAAGCATATGCACTTACCAATGGAAAAAGCTCACCCAGAGGCGAGCCATCCATTACCACATATGAGAAAACCTTAACTTTTATAGTATTTCCATTTTTCTAAGAAATATGGGTTTTTACTAGGCCGGATAAATCCAAAGCGTTCCCAAGTTTTAATAACATTGGTAGCTTCTGGTTTAACCCAGACAAATCGTTGCTGATCAAATATTTTTGCTGGTGTCATTTAAATTCTCCTACATGATTTTTTATTACCATTCTTGCAAAAGTCATTAAATCATTAACTTCTGTTTCTTTTAAACGTAATGATGTTATATGAGAATTTTTAGAATCAAATATTTTTAATCCCCTACTTAAATAATAGTTAACATTACCTGCTGGAACATTGGACTCGCTTATTTGTTTTAAAAAATTTAATTGAATTGGAGCAAGTAAATCAAAATTATATTTAACTAAATTTGAATAATTTTCAAAAATTATTTGTTTTGGTGCGCCATTTAAAATATGAATAATTGCAGCACTTCTGATAGCTGTAGAACTAACAATTTTTTTAGATGTATTGCAATAATTAATTAAATCATTACAAATTTCTGAAATACCTGATTCAGCAATTTTTAAAGTTTGTGCAGCAGTTCCACCTGATCCAATTTGCCTAAAAATTAAACGAGAAAATAATCGGCATATTTCAGCAGTTCCTTTTTCTAAATTTGTTAAATCACCAATGGTTCTTTTCACCCCACAATCAATTGCTGAAAAAGTGTTTTCGTTTAAATTTTTTGCAACCAACATAGTTACTGGTTTGTTTGCTAAAACAATTGCATGAAGCCTATGTTGACCATCTAACAATCGACCAGATTCTGAAAAAGCAATAGCTTGATGAGTAATCATAAATTCATCATTTTTAATTGCTTGTGCTAATGTGTTAACCCAAGAAGGCCTTAACGATCTATTATTATAATTATTCATTAACCATTTATTTGCTAATTCAGGTGTAATTAAAGTCATGTCTGTTTGAATCATTTTGGTTCTCCTACGCATTTATAAAGTTTAAAAGATTTACTTGGATGCCATTTATCCAAGAACGTATAACCAGCTTTACGCAGTTCTCCAACTCTAGTTGATAGTTTCATACCACCACCTTCTTTAAATGCGTCTAGTGGGCTTATCCAGCGTTTCTTGGCTAGTTTTAAAATGATTTGATGTTGCGTCATATATTTCTCCTTACAAGTTCAGATAAAAAAATAATAAAACCACATAAAAAAACAACAAAAATAAAGCAATATTTCATCATTTTGTTGGCCCACCTAATAGTTTTGTTTCAAGTTCTCGTAAAGTTACATACATTTCTTTCATTAAAGCTTGAGATTTTTCTAATTCTTCCATTGCTTTTTCAAAAGCTTCTTTCCAATATTGAGCA